CATCCATGTGCCCTACCTGCCCACCACCAAGGACACCATCAACGCCCAGACCCTTGCCCTGTGCAAGGACGGCGTCAAGATTTTGAACTACGCCCGCGGCGAACTGGTAAACACCGCCGCCCTGCTGGAAGCCATGGACAGCGGCAAGGTGTCCGGCTACATGACCGACTTCCCCTCTGAGGCCATTCTGGGCCGTCCCGGCATCGTGTGCACCCCGCACCTTGGCGCTTCCACCCCGGAAGCCGAGGACAACTGCGCCGTCATGGCGGCACAAGAGCTGAGCGATTACCTGCGCAACGGCAACATTACCCACTCGGTCAACCTGCCGGAGGTGCACCAGCCCCGCGCCGGCGGCAAGCGCATCTGCATCATCCACAAAAACGAGCCGGGCATGATCAGTCAGATCACCGCCCTGACCACCGAGGCCGGCCTGAACATCGAAAACATGGTGAACAAGAGCAAAAAGAACATGGCCTACACCATGCTGGATGCCACCGGTGCCGTGGATGCCCGCCTGAGCGAGAAGCTGAGCAGCATCCCTGCCGTCATCCGGGTGCGCATCCTGTAACAGCAAAAATACACGAAACACAAAAAGGTGAAGTGGCCAGCGGTCACTTCACCTTTTTTATAAAGGATCCACACCCGGCAAAGCTGGCCGAGGCAGTCATCACATGAGCTGCTTTCATTCATGATATGAACCAGATGAAAAAACAGACGGGTCATATCCCTTGACTTCAGCCCCCCGGGGGAGTATACTCCGTGGCAGTGAAATATTCGGCTATGACGAGAAAGAGTACCCGGAAAGAATGCTGCAGAGAGCTGCCGGTTTGGTGCAAGGCAGTGCAGGGCGTCCGTGGGAAGATCCTCTCCGAGCTTTCCGGCTGAATGGGCGGTGTTTACGCCCCAGTAAGCGGGAACGGCAGGCCCCCGTTATCACGGGCCGCGCATTGTTGGATGCGCACTGAGGGGCCGGGCTTTGCACCGGCAATAAGAGTGGTACCGCAGAGGAGTTTATACGCCTTTGTCTCTTACGAACCGTAAGGGGCAAAGGCGTTTTTGTTTGAGGGAAAGCCATTTCCCGGATGTTTCATTGCCTTTACATCCGCAAAAAATAGTGTTCAGGAAAAAGGAGTATTATCATGAAAACATTGGAAAAAGTAAGCGACTTTGTGGGCAAGTACATGGCCGCCATCGTCATTGTGGTGGCGGCACTGTCTCTGCTGTTCCCCGGCACCTTCAGCGTGGTAAAGACCGCATGGGTCAACACCCTGCTGGGCATCGTCATGTTCGGCATGGGTCTTACCCTGAAGCCGGAGGACTTCAAGGTGGTGTTCAGCCGCCCGAAAGACGTGATCATCGGCTGCATTGCGCAGTTCACCCTGATGCCCTTCCTTGCATGGGCGCTGACGCAGCTGTTCCACCTGCCCACCGAGCTGGCCATCGGCGTCATCCTTGTGGGTACCTGCCCCGGCGGCACCTCCTCTAACGTGATGACCTATCTGTCCAAGGGCGACGTTGCACTGTCCGTCGGTATGACTGCCGTTTCCACCGTGCTGGCTCCCATCCTGACTCCCCTGCTCACCCTGCTGTATGCCGGCCAGCGCGTGGATGTGAACCCTGTAAATATGTTCCTGTCCATCGTCAAAGTAGTGCTGGTGCCCATCGCACTGGGCTTTGTGGTCAACCACTTCTTCCACGCCTTCACTCAGAACGCCGTCCGCGTGCTGCCGCTGGTCTCCACCACCGCCATCGTGCTCATCATCTGCGCCGTTGTTTCTGCAAACTCCGCCAAGATCATGACCAGCGGCCTGCTGATCCTTGCCGTAGTCATCCTGCACAACCTGCTGGGCTACCTCACCGGCTTCGGTGTGGGCAAGCTGCTGAAGCTGGATTCCACCAAGTGCCGCGCGATCTCCATCGAGGTCGGTATGCAGAACTCCGGTCTGGCCACCTCTCTGGCCGCTGCCCACTTTGCACAGTATCCGCTGGCAACCATCCCCGGCGCTGTGTTCTCGGTGTGGCATAACATTTCCGGCGCCGTCCTCGCCAACTTCTTTGCCCGCACCGCCGAGAAGAAGGACTGATCTTATACCATAATAAAAATGGCTGCTACACAGGGTTTCTTCCCGGTGCAGCAGCCATTTCTTTGTTTATTGAACGTGATCTGCGCGGTTTTCCCGTCTTTGCCTGTTTCCCGGGCTGTTGCGCAAACGCAAGCAGCCCGGGAGCAAAAACACCCGAATCCCAGACCCCCTGCGTGTGATGCATGATGACTTTTCGGTTTTTAGAACGTTGATTCGTTAAATAGGCTCGATTTGCTACAGATCTGCTACAAACGATATTTTTCAAACTCGAATAGACAATTGTTCTAACAGTTTTTCAAAATCTTTTACGTTTGCTACATCCAAAATTTTACTAGGTGTATGTGGTTGATAGTCAATATGAGTATGGCTAAACAGGATAACTATAAGAAAGAGAGGGCCGTTTCGGTCCTCTCTTTTCATTTTTCGGATTTTGGGATGCGCGGGTATATCTCTATGATGAAACCATCAGGGCTTTTTTTGCGCTTCTCGTTTAGCTTCTGGTAGACGACCTTTTCAAGCACCTCTTTCAGGAGGGCGTTTTTCTCCTCGGCCGTTTCGAGCAGCGGGTACACATCGAGCAAATTCTTGACTTTAGGGATGATGTCGCGGCGGCTGGTCTCCCGGAGCTTCTCCTCGGTCAGCTCGCGGGAGCAGCGAGTGACGCTATCTTTTGCGGCAGCGATTTTGTCGGAGAGCATCCGGGAGCGGGACAGAAAGGTATCTGTGTCGTAGATGCCCTGCTCGAGGAAGTCGTGAGTGCGTTCGAGCTGCTGCTGCAATTTGCGGAGCTCGGCCTCCGCGCTGGCGAGAGCTTTTTCCCGGACGCCGACCGACGACACGGAGGACGACGCGGCAGTGGAGCTCCACTCGAGCTCATAACCTTTCATCCACTCGGAGAGACCCTGTATGACACGCTCCTCGACGATGGGAAGATAGCTAGAGCAATTCGGGCAGCCGCGACGAGGGCAGCGCACGACCGGCATATCTGGATTGACAGGGTTTATCATCCGCATCATCTGCCTGCCGCACTCGGAGCAGACGAGCAGACCGGCCAGAGGATTCCGGACAACCTTTTCTTTGTGTGTGGAAGTATTCTCGCTCCGGGTGAGCTTATCGTTTGCGAGCTCAAATGTTTCTTTCGGAATGAGCGGCGGGTGAATGCCTTTGAATACGCACTCTTTCTCTGGGTCGGCAGGACCGCGCACAGAAACGACCTTGCCGTCAACCACTTTCTTCTTTGTCTCACGGCTGCCCCAGCGCACCATGCCGATGTACGTCGGATTCTTGATGATTCCGCGAATGGTGATTCTTGCCCATTGCGAACCGGACGGAGACGGGATGCGCATATCGTTGAGCCTCGTGGCGATTGAACCCAAAGACAGCGGGCGAGCGGAACCATCCTCGTCCTGCAAACCGACCGTGTACAGGTCGAAAATCATACGAACTATTGCGGCCTGCTCCTCGATGGGCTCGAGTGAGCAGCCCTTTTCGTTTTTGAGCTTTACCCGACGATAACCAAAGGGAGCTAGACCGGACGGCCATTTGCCCTCTTTGGCGGAGGCGAGGCGACCGCGCTGCAACCGGCGGTTGATGATTTTGTACTCGCGGCGGCTCATAAACAGGCCGAACTCGAAATACTCCTCGTCGAACTCGTTGTCAGGGTCATACGTTTTTATAGGGGTTATTATTTTTGTCCCGGAGAACTTGAATGTCTGCGCGATGATGCCTTGGTCGATGGTGTCGCCGCGCGCCAGACGCTCGACCTCCATGACGAGGACGCCGGACCAGACGCCCTGCTCGACCTCGGAGAGAACCCGTTGCATCATTGGGCGGGCAGCGATGGTGTCACCAGAGACGACCTCACGGTAAATATCGGTCACGTTGAGATGCTGCCTTTTCGCCAGCTCGAGCAGAGTGTGCTCGTGCCGGGAGAGCGTTTCGCCCTCGCCGTGTGCCTCTGCCTCGAGGTCGGAACGAGACTTGCGCAGGTATATGAGATACTGCTCCATGATGACCTCCAAACAAAAAGGCCCGCGCCGGAGCGCAGGCCAATAGGTTACTTGTTGCTGTCTTTTAAGGCCGCAACATCGGCCTGCAAGAGGCTATCCAGAATAGAGGCGGTCTTGGCCTTGAGCGTGTTCTGCTTCTCCATAATCTGCGGGAAAGCATCTGCCAGGTTTCCCCCGCAATCAGCGAGGATGCTCTTTATCTCGCCGCGACCGGTTTGCAGCTCAGAGAACAGCTCGCGGTACAGGGCCAGCTCTGCTGCGTTCTGCGCGTTCATGCACCGGGAGAGCAGCACATAGACCGAATCGAACGTCGAGGAGACGACGGCGCGGAGCTCTTTCGAGAGGGCGTCATATCTGCGCTTGAAGTTTGCGTTGTCCTGACGGAACGCCTCGTTACCGTGGGCGCGCTCATCCTCGCGGCCCAGCAGATAGTCAGTGGTTACCCCGAAATAGTCCGCCATCTGGCAGAGCAGGGCGAAATCTGGCTCTTTGCCCTCGGTCTCGTAGCCGGAGACCGTAGTGCGCTGCTTGCCGCAGAGGCGGGCAAACTCTGCCTGCGTCAAATCTTTCTCCTTGCGGAGCGCGACCAACCGTTCAGAAAACTTATCCATACAGACGTACCTCCCTAAGACTTTTATATTGTATCACAAAAATCCCCTCACGGGGACAAATGACGCTAACTGCGTCATAAATAGCAAAAAATTTTTGAAAAAACTTGACTTTGACCCAATTAGGGACTATAATAAACCACAGAAAGACCCCAAAAGGGTCACACGGAAAGGAGGAGACAGGCGGAATGCGGAAAAAGCTGCAAACGCTCCGAGAGGGCGCAGGCTATACCCAGCAGACTTTCAGCGAGCGACTTGGCGTGAGCCGGAGCCACTACGCACAGATTGAGAGCGGAGACAAGAATCCGTCCCTCAAGCTGAGCCTGAAAATCAAGCAGGCCCTCGGCTATCCCTACGACGACCTTTTTTTTAACCCGAAGCGACCCGTTTCGCGTCATTAACACGAAACGATGACGCCAAAAGCAAACATTTGGCGTTTCCTTGTAAATATTTTAACCGAAAGGAGGCACGGAATAAATGCCTAAAATGGCAACGAAAGCCGCAGATAACGTGTTCTACAAGGCACGAATCGCAGCGGCATCGTGGAACGACCGGCTAGGCAGCAGAGAGGGTGCGTCAGAGGTGACCGGCATCGACCGGACGCGGCTCGCCAACATCGAGCTCGGAACCATCAACCCGCACCCGGAGGAGGTCCTGATGCTGTCGGACACCTACAACGCGCCGGAGTTGCAAAACCATTTCTGCTCGCACCTCTGCCCGCTCGGCATCGGGACAATTTCACCGATTGAGCTGGAAGAGCTCGAGCGGGTCACATTGCAGCTCATTTCGGCAATGAAGTCGTTGCCGGAGGTCAAGGACGGAATCATCGACATCGCGGCCGACGGCGTCATCGACGCGAAAGAAAAGCCGCGCATGGAACAGTACCTTGAAGTCCTCGACGAGATAACGAACAAGGCACAGACCTTGAAGCTCATTTACAGAAAGCAATTCGGAAAACAGGAGGTGTAAAAAGTGTTGGAGGCGAAGCAGAGCGGGAACGTCGTGGAGGACTTCACCATCGGGAACACCCGAATCAAGATTTGCGACGACTTCTGCCGGACCCGGACGAGCGGAGAGGTCAAAGAAATTCTCAACCGCGTCGCACGGAGGACGGTCGGCTCGCTCACGGCAGCCGCCACACCTGATTATGGATGCGCTTAAAAGAAAGATGGAGATTGCGGCCGTTGCATTTTTCTGCACAGTCACCGCACTCATTGCGGCTTGCTCCTGCGCGACGACGGCCGCAGCAAACCTCGCACAGCAGACAGCGGCAGCACCGGCAACGGAATATGTGACGCTCGCCTACATGGAGGTGCAGCCAGAGGCCGAACAGGAGCCGGAGCTCCTCTACGACGTGCCCATGAGCGACGAGCTGCAACGGTACATCCGGGAGCAGGCGGAGCGGCAGGACGTCCCATTTGAAATCGCCCTCGCCGTCATCGAGCGGGAGAGCAGCTACCAGCCGGATGCGGTCAGCGACACCGGAGACTTCGGCCTCATGCAGATTAACATCTGCAATCACCGCTGGCTCTACGAGGAGCTCGGAATTACGGATGTGATGGACCCGGAGCAGAACATCGAGGCTGGCCTATACATCCTCGGGCAGGCGTTCCAAAAGTACGACGACCCGGACAAGGCTCTCATGGCCTACAACATGGGCGACAGCGGCATGAAATCAGCGTGGAGCAAGGGCCAGCACAGCAGCAAATACAGCCGCGCAGTCATTGAGACGGCGCAGGCCCTCAAGAGAAAGGAGCACTAAATGAACTGGAAGATTCACAGAGCGATTCTCATTGCGGCCATCTGGATTGCAGAGGTCCTCTCGGCCGGTATCTGCGGATTCATCGCCGCGCTGGCACTCATTCCGGCCAGCTACGCCGCGCGCGGCTACTTCGCCTTTGGTGGCGAGTGGCTTATCGTGCTCGGCGTCACGCTGCTTGCGTTCCACGTCATCAACAACGCATTCTTCAAGATGCTCAAGGACCACTGAAAGGAGGTGAACCACATGGCTGAACAGAACCTTTTCTGCCTCTGCGGCAGATGCTCGCGCAAGCTGCGCAGCGCGGCTGCCCGTCGCGTCGGTATGGGCTCGACCTGCTGCCGCAAGGAGACGGGCAAGACCATCACCCAGTTGCTCAAGGAGCTGGACGAGCAGGAGGCCGCAGCAGCGGCAGAGCAGCAGGAGCCGGATACACAGGCATAAAAAAAGAGCCGCGCTCGAAAGCGCGACCCTCTTGTCGGACAAGCCTATTGTATCTCGCTCCACATCAAAAGTCAACAGGAGCGTGAACCATGAACGAACAAAACAAACACGCTGCGCTCACCATTGCGCAGCAGTACCCGCCCGCGCAGTACAACCTCCTCGTCCCGATGCAGACCGTGACGGAGATTGCCGACATCCAAAAGCCGGTGATGAACTCCGTGAAAATCAGCACCGACCTCAATGACGGCGAAATTTATGAGATGGAGAAAGCCAAGGACGAGTGGCGCGACAGCAAGGGGTACGTCCACAAAGCGACCCCGGCCAAGTACGCCCTCACCAAAAAGGGTCTCACCAAGCTCATGCGAGCCGCAGGCATCAAGATTCTTTCCAGCCGCCCGGTCGTCCCGTCCACCTGCCAGAAGTGCGCGGAGGTCAACCGCAGCATCGGAAAGCCGATTCGCTGCGGAGGCTGCCCCAACAAGGACGTCAAGCACGAGGTCCGAATCAGCGTCCCGCAGCTCACCGGCGAGAACGTCACCATCGTCGCCCATAAGGAAATTGCGGTGGATGATGTAACGGCCGGGATGACGGAGAAGCAGCGGGCAGAATTTATGAAGTTCCGCAGCGAGATGTGCGAGAGCAAGGCTCTCAACCGCGCCCTCCGCACCGCGATGCAGATTAAGTCCAGTTACCTTATCGAGGAGTTCGGAAAGCCCTTTGTTGTGGCTTACCTCGTCCCGAACCTTGACAATCCGACCGTCCGTGAGGAGGCGGTAAAGTCCATGTTTGGCGCGGCGAATGACCTGTACGGCAGCCGCCCGAAAACCAGCCACACGGTCTATGTGGACGATGACGACGACGGCTATGTGCAGCCGGAGCCGGATTTTGAGGTCGGACAGGAGCAGCCCCAGCAGGAGCAGCAGCCCGAGAGACCGGCGCAGCGGCCTCGCCAGCAGCAGCCCGCGCCGAGTAACCGACAGCAGGGCCGGAACGGCGACAGCGAGTTCTGCGCGGACTGCGGTAAGCAGGTCGGCCTCGACGTAGCAGAGTACAGCCGCAAGCATTTCGGCGGAGTGGCTTATTGCCGCGACTGCCAGAGAAACCATACATGGAGGAAATGATTATGACGATTCTTTCGCAGGACGGCATGGTCGCCGTCAATTCGGACAACGTGGCAATGTTTGAGGTCAAGGAGACTGAAACAATCCCTCACGAGGCACAGCTCATGGCGACCATCTTTATTTCCGGCGGCGGACGTTACACCAACGCCGAGCGCACCTGCTGCCCTATCGGGACGTTCCGCAGCCCGGACCGCACCGAGCTCGCAAAGCTCGCGCTGGACTACATTTCGTTCAGCATCAGCTCCGGCCACAAGGGCTCTGCGCAGGTTCCGACCGAAGATGAAATGAGGAATATTCAGGGCGCGAAGTCTCGTGCGGATGCAGCGCGGCGCGGCAAGCTCGACGACATCATCAAGGAGCTGCTCAAGGAGGATATGTGATGCTGAAAGTATTGCACACCGGAGACTGGCACATCGGCAGTTTCCCCGGGCCGGAGGTCGGCGGACAGAATGCCCGCTTTCAGGACATCTGCCGCTGCCTTGATTTTCAGGCGATGTACGCGGAGGAGCACCGGCCGGACCTTATCGTCGTCTCTGGCGACATTTTCCATCAGGCCCGCGTATGGTCGGACAGAGGCCTCCGCGAGAGCCGGACAGCCATAGACCACATCCGGCGGCTTTCCAACGTGGCCCCGACCGTCGTGTTGCGCGGCACTCCGAACCACGACAGCGAGGAGCAGTTCGAGATGCTGACGACGGCTTTTTACGGCGATGATTCGGTCAGCGTCGTAACGGAGCCGGAGGTGCTCCACATCCACACCTACCACGGGCAGCGCGTAGACGTGGCGTGTATTCCGGGCTTTGACCGCGGTGTACACCGGGCAGCGCACCCGGGCCTCTCTCGAGAGGAGGAAACGCAGGTGTTCACGGACGAGCTGGCAAAGGTCGTTCTTGGCCTGAAAGCACAGTGCGAGCCCGGTGTGACGAGCATCCTGTCTACGCACTTCACCGTCCCGGGATGCAACATGGAGAGCGGCCAGACCGCGCTATTTGCACAGTTTGAGCCCGTCATCTACCCAGACACCCTGAAAGCTGCAGACTTTGACCTCGTAGCACTCGGCCACATCCACCGGCCGCAGCAGCTCCCGGAGGCAGGCCGTGCGGTGTTCTACTGCGGCAGCATTACAGGCCTCAACTTCAACGACGAGGGCCAGCCGCGAGGCTTTTACATCCACGACATCGACGACGACGGGGAGACATGGAGTGAGTACATCGAAACGCCCTACCGGGAGTTCGAGACCATCCGCCTCAACGAGGACGATGTCTGCACAATGTTGAGCGCGGAGCGGGTCGTTGTACCTGACCGCCTCAAGGGAAAAATCGTCCGCGTTCTCTACACCTGTTCTGACGAGACAAACAAGGCTTTCAACAAAGCTGTCCTTGAGAAGAGGCTCTATGACGGTGGCGTGTTCTATGTCTCCGAAATCACGCCGGAGGAAATCACGACAAGTGTGAACCGCGACGAGCTCCATGGCGACAACAGCCCGGAGCAGAACCTCGCCGAGTACCTCGCCGAAAAGGAAAAGAGCCCGGAGGACGCCCAGCGCATAATCGAGCTGGCCCGCCCGATTATCTCGGAGGCAATGGAAAAAGGCCGCCTTGAGACCCCGACCGGCGTGTTTATGCCGGTAGAGATTGAGGTCAAGAACTACCGCAACTACCGCGACGAGCTGTTCAGCTACGACGGCATTTCCTTTGCCACCATCAACGGCGAGAACGGCG